GAACTTGATACGGAATGCTTTAAGCAGGCTTTTACGGGCCTGGGCGGAATTGACTGTACGGGTATCTGACATGGGCTGTGCCTTTCTGTTTAAAAATTAACTAACTAAGTCTCTATTGTAGCTGATCTTGTTTTATTGGTCAACTGTTTATTGTTGCAAAAGGACTAGTTTCTTCCGTGTTTTCTTGCGTAACTTCGGACGCTTCAACAACAAAGTGAATTGGGATCTCCAGCTCACGTGCTACTTCTGCAAAGCTCTTGCCTTTTGATAGCAAGTACTCGATGTCAAGTGCAAGGTCACTCATCTTACTCATTTACAACTCCTTTTTGTTTCTATGTGCATAGTATAGCAGATGTGCATTTAATGGCCAAGAAAAACCCTACGTAGTGTAGGGTTTAAAAAGTAGTACTTGAGTACTACATTGTAGGACCGTTGCCGTTCCTAAATCCAATCTCACCACCTTCTGCTGTGATGCGCTTGTAAACGTCTTCTAACAAGATAGGTGCAAAGTCTGTTTGCTCCACGCATACACAGTGGTAGCGTGGATCAATCTCTTTGCTGTACAAGATTGCTCCTGTCTTGGCATCTACACCACGGGCCTTGCGCACACGATTGGCGTGCAAGTGTCCGTGAATGTTAACACCAAAACGTCCTAACGATGCTTCGTGTACAGGAATATGACTCAAGATCATTCCGTTCAACACATGGTACGCACGTAATTCACGAAAGTACACACGATACTCGTCATCACGAAAGATGTCATGGTTGCCACGGATCAACACTTTGTCGCCGTTCAAGCGAGCTAATGTAGGTAAAGCCTTGCGGTTAATAACTACGTCACCCAAGTGGTAAACTTTGTCACCGGGACCAACGCGATCGTTCCATCGACGGATCATTTCCTCATCCATCTCATCAGGATCATCCCATGGGCGCAACTTCACAGTGTCGTCATCTGGGTGAGTAAACTTACACACACCAGCATGACCAAAGTGCGTGTCACTGACTAAAAATGTTGCTGGCATATTATTCTCCTACTATCCAAATTTCTTTGAAGCCTTCATCTAACGATGGGGGCTCAAAACCTGTAATCATCTTTTCCATCACATCTGCTGGAATGTTCTTACCAGGGCGATTTGCTAATCTACGTACCAACTCTTGTGGCTCGGGCACTTTGAATACCACAGCAATGTGTTCGTATTGTGAAGGCAACAGTGTGTTAAACTTCTTTTTACGACTTGCTACTGTAGTGCTTGTTTGGTCCCAGATAAAGTCCAAGTTGTTAGCTTGACAAGTCAACGCATGGTTCACCATCAAACGAACTGCAATAGGCATGTATTCGTCAAACACTTCACTGTATGTTTTACCCTGGCGGTGTGCCTCTATTTCAACATACATATCAGTACTAACCACTGACATACCTAAAGCCCAGATTTGATTTTTAATCCAAGTACTTTTACCCGAGCCCGGGACTCCGATTAATTGATAACACTTATTCATATATCTCCTTCGCGGGCTTTTGGGATCACAAAGCCCCAATCTGTTGTTTCACCATTGATGGTGTGTTTTTCGTCTTCGTCGTAAGTCCAACCCAGGACCTTCATCATCCGGTGCTTGACCAACAAGTTGGGGCTACGGAACGATTCAGTATCCTTGAATCCTAACATCACACCAAGCTCACAAACTGCACCTGAACGACACACACCTGCATGACAATGCACAATGACATTCATGCGTTGCTCTTGTGCATGTTGCAATAGTCGAACCAGTTCTTGTGCCTGTTCATCTGTGCATTTGCACTCGTCGGGGAAAAATTTATCGTCCTGTTCAGCATCCAAGAATTCAAACTGGTGAACTTCGCGGAACTGGTACTTGGGTACAGGGAATTCGTATGCAGGATCCACAATCTGAATCAGCATGGAATTAACGCCAGGGTCAATATGAAACCCCTGCCGAATGTCACTCATGCTAACGTTTTGAATCCACATACGAAATCTCCATTAATGCGTTATTATAGCACTAGTGGAGAATTTGGTCAACCGCTTAGTATCTATAGGTGTCGGGTTTGTACGGGCCGTCGACTGTAACACTAATGTATGCCGCTTGCTTTGGCGTCATTCTAGTGAGTTCTGCACCAATTTGTTCCAAGTGCAGACGTGCAACTTTTTCATCCAAGTGCTTGGGCAACAGGTACAGTCGACCTGTTTCGTATTTACTGGTGTTGTTGTACAAATCAATCTGTGCCATGACTTGATTGGTAAAACTGTTTGACATCACAAAGCTGGGATGGCCAGTACCACAACCCAAGTTAACCAGTCTGCCTTCGGCCAACAAGATAATTCGCTTGCCACTTGGGAAGATAACATGGTCCACCTGTGGCTTGATATTTTCCCATATACAATCCTTGATACCTGCAACGTCAATCTCTGTATCAAAGTGACCAATGTTACAAACAATAGCATTGTTCTTCATGACGTCCATGTGCCGGCGTGTAATAACATCCACGTTGCCAGTGGCAGTTACAAAGATGTCTGCTTTGTCAGCAGCGTATTCCATTGTAACAACACGGAAGCCTTCCATGGCGGCCTGCAATGCACAGATAGGATCAGCCTCAGTAACCCAAACTTGTGCAGATAGTGCTCGCAGGGCTTGTGCAGAGCCCTTGCCCACGTCTCCATAGCCGGCTACTACTGCAACTTTACCTGCAATCATAACGTCAGTGGCACGTTTGATAGCGTCAACCAAACTTTCGCGGCAACCATACAGGTTGTCAAACTTGGTCTTGGTTACTGAGTCGTTTACGTTGATAGCAGGCATCAGCAATGTACCAGCCGCAATGCGTTCCAGCAACTTGTGAATACCGGTAGTTGTTTCTTCTGTAACGCCCTTGATACCAGGGACGAGATCAGGATGCTTGTCATGGATATATCCAGTCAAGTCATGTCCGTCGTCTAGGATCATGTTAGGTGTCCAACCATCTGGTCCACGCACAGTTTGTTCAATGCACCACCAGTATTCTGCTTCTGTTTCGCCCTTCCAAGCAAACACAGGAATACCTTCGACTGCTAGTGCAGCCGCAGCCTGGTCTTGTGTGCTGAAGATATTGCAACTGCTCCAGCGTACACTTGCGCCAAGATCAATCAAGGTTTCAACCAGCACGGCTGTTTGAATGGTCATGTGCAAACTGCCTACGATACGTGCGCCTGCCAATGGCTTTGCGCCAGCATACTCACGACGGATTGCCATCAGGCCAGGCATTTCGTGCTCGGCGATAGCAATCTCTTTGCGGCCCCAGCTAGCGAGGCCAATGTCTTTTACTTTATAGTCCATTTGTTATTTGTAGTTACGTGTTCGACGTCGAGGTTCGACATCCAAGTTCTTTGTTAGGTATTCACGCCCAACTTTACCGAACTCGATTTCCTTTAGTGTAGTTAGCACATGTCCGTGTTTGCTTTCAATTCTTGGAAGGTCACCTCGGGCTAGTTCTCTACAACGGCGCGAAGCAATAAGAACCAAGTCGTATCGATTGCCAACCTGCGCTACTGCGTCTTCGCTGGTTAAGCCAAGTGTTGCAGCGTAGTCTAGCTGTTCTTGTTTAGTTTGTAGATTATTCATCATTTTCCTTTGTTGTTAAACCGTTTGAATGTGTGTCGCGAATTACTTCCACGTTCTGGAATAATCGCTTTTCTTGTGCTGTGAGTTTGTCTTTGTGTGTCTTGCGCGGATTGCCGCATAGGTAACAACCTGGATTGCCGCAGTCCATGGCATGACGTTTTGCAAGTCGATGGGGTTGTTTAACATCTGAAGTACTGCCGTGTGTCTTGGCAATCTTGACTTGGCGAGCAATCATTACATCTGTCTTGTGTCGACGTTTTGAATTAATAAACTTAGCTAACTCGTTACTCATTGTAATCCTTTTACATCAATGTCTAGGGCAGCACGGGTACGTGTCATGTCTGCACAGGTATAAGTTTGATAACTAGATTTTAGATTTTCAGGTAGCGGCACAAAATCAATTGGCACATTGTACAATTCAGCAATCTCTTTAAAACTCAAAGTATTGCCAGACCCTACGTTAAACACCCCGGATGCCTGGCTATGTAAAAACTTTGTTTGAATATTTACAACGTCTCTGATGTGGATAAAATCCCTACAACTATTGACATCAAATAACTGTATGCGTCCGTGTTGTTTGGCTTGTTGGTCAAATTGTGTAAATGGGCTAGCTTGCTTACCTTTTTTCTCTTCTCCAGGTCCGTAAACGTTAAAGTATCTTAAACATTGTACACGAATTTTGTTAGTTGGAGGGTTCTTTTGGATATATCGCTCCACAAGATATTTGCTCCATGCATACGGATTTTTTGGGTCAACCGGAGCCGACTCATCGAACCTAGTTCCTAGCCCATAAACACTTGCAGAACTTGAGAATTGAAAGTTAACACCAAGTTGTTTGCATCGTTCATACAAGGCAATTGAGTATTCGTAATTTTGGCTCATGACTTTGTCAATGTCACGTTCGGTAGTGCTGGATATAGCACCCACGTGTACTACCCAATCAAACCCAGTTAGGTCTGGCCAGTCATCGCCCCATTCAGCAGTGTGTAAGTCATGGTGTGACCACTCACGAGCAAGGTTGCTGCCAATAAATCCCTTATGTCCAGTCAGAAAAAGTTTCATCAAAATAATTTTCTACGTTAAATGCTTTGTCGTCAATCCAGTAGTCGTACACAGGTTTGCCAAGTTTTAGACTAGTGTACTTTACTCCCCATACATCAAGTTGTTGAGTAGTTAGTTCAGTCCAGTCTAGGCCGGTATTCCCACCCCTTGCAGTCCAGTAGTGCAGTTCATGTCCCGCATCAAACAATTGATTAAAGTGTTTGATACGATCCTCAAACGGAACTGCATCCTTGTAAACACCGTTAGTGTTGTTGCAAATTGTGCCGTCAATGTCTACAATGTATTTCATTTTTGACTGTCTCCAGGTAACACACGGTAGTTGTCTTCTACTGAGTCTGGTGTGCTTACTTCAATAATAGTACCTGCTTCTATACATTCCAACTGGTGTGGTTTGCAAGGTTCGTTGTGCCACACGCTGCCATCATGTAATTCTTTTTCATGTAGTTCAGCAGTAGCAGTATTAATCCAACGCACAATAAATCGGCCCGATTGAATATACCAAGTTTCTTCTTTGTCTCGATGAAAGTGCATACTGAACTTTGCACCTGCATTAAAATTCATAAACTTGCCGCAATACCGATCATTGGTGGCCCAAATAAACTCTGAACCCCAACCCTTGGGTACCAGTCCTTTAAGTTGTGTCATTTGATTTCCTCTAAACGTGGTGCATACACTCCCACATGTTGTACTGTTATTGCAGCCGCCTTGTTTGCAAACTTTACTGCATCAGGCATGCTGTTTGTTACCAGAAACTGATAGGCCAGTGCCGCTAAAAATGTGTCGCCCGCTCCGCATACATCAGTTACATCGCCTGCTATTTCTGCAGGATAAACCCAACCATTCCATTCTGCACCATCGCCGCCGTGTGTGACAATCAAGTGATCTGAGTCGGGTAAACTGGTTGCACGACTCTTTTCCAATGCATTAATTTTTATATAACAGCCTGCTAAACGAGCTAGGTCAGTTTTCTTTGTGTCAACAAAGACAGGTACATTTACTTCTTTAACCAAGTCTTCTATCAGCTGATAATCTACTGTGCCCTTGTTGTAGTCACTGACTACAATAGCATCATAAACAGGAGGTATTGCTGTTTCAAACGTAATAGGCTTGCTTTCAACATCGTGGTCTATGCGAAGAAGCTGTTGCTTGCTACGATGATCAATCAGTCTATTTTTCTTGCTTACTTCACCATGCAAGAAGTTAACCGTGCATCCTAGTGCTTCTAGATTCTTGCGTACATTGCCAGCCATACCGTCATGGTTGATAGTATAGTGCGGTTGAAACACTGGCACCGGTGCTTCGGGGCTGATACGGTTTACATAACCGTATGTGTAGACATCATCACCAGCATCACCGATTAGCAATATGTTGAATTTTTTTAGTTGTTGAGAAGCCATCTATTCGATTAAAAAATATAATTTGAGCAATGTTGTTTTCACCTACAATTGGTTTTCCTTTGTAGTCAGAGCCCTTAACCATTATAGCACATTCTGTAATAATGTCAACTAGTTCTTGATCAGAATCAAATATTTTTACTTCGTCAACTGCCCGAAGATTTGCCAACAGTTCTTGTCGCTCTGTTTGTGTGTTTATGGGTCGATCAGCACCCTTTAGTTCTTGCACACGTCGATCTGAATCTATAGCAACCACAAGATAGTCTCCCAAACTCCGGGCATGATTTAGCAATGCCAAGTGCCCAGAGTGTAGGATATCAAATGTGCCGTTGACTACAATGCGTTTCATTAACTGTTTAGCACTTTGGCAACAGAGTTCATAACACTAGCTATTCGTCCAATGTCACGAAGTTGTTCCACTGTGTAGCCTTCTGAGTTCTTTAGTGTGTCATAGTGTGCCTTGACACAGAAGTGACACTTGCCTACAATACTAGCTGCCAAACTAAATGCTTCAAAGTTTGACTTAGTAGTTCCGCCATGTGACGCAATAGCGTTCATGCGTAACTGTGCTGGTAATCCTTTCAATGCCGGATCGTCTGCCATTTCAATGTATGGATACCAAACATTGTTCTGTGCCATAATACTTGCGGCTGTCATAGCCGAGTCTGCGTGAACAGGGCCATCTGCTAACATGACAGCAAGTACTTTACCGTTACCAGTTGCAGCCAATGCCGCTACGGCACAACCCATAGCAACATCAGCATCCAATGTGCTACGCAAAAGGACAGCGTCCAAGTTTAACTTGGTGTCCTTTGCGTAGTCTGGCAACGCACCTTTTACTGATTCAATAAAACTCATTTTAATATTTCCCTGATGCTAATACGATTTGACAAATATGTTCCAATCGTTCAATATGTTCAAATGCTCGCCATGGGCTAGTATCAATTGCAACAACACCATGACCCTTGATACCTACAATATCGTAGGCAATATTACCAGCATCGTCCAACTGCAAGTTCCTGTGGCACTCATCGCCCAGTTCTTGACTAATTGGGGCCACATCACCAACATTAGGTGCCACCTTGGTATAACGACTGAGTTCTGGAAAGTCGTTAGCAAGACTACTTAACTCAATTCCACGATGCATAGCGGCAACACAGTAGGTAGGATGTAAATGAACTACCACCCTAACATCTGTACTGTGCTGACCCATTGCTCGTTGTAGTCCAAAGTGTAAGGGAATCTCTCCACTAGGCTTTAGATTAGTACTGATGTCTGTGTAGAATTCTTCTTCCCAAGATTTAGATAGGAAAGGTGGAATGGCACTAATCTTGTCAATCAATTTAATTTTCTTGAACTGATCCGGTTGCATTGTTTGCTTGCGAACGCCACTGGGTGTGATATAAAAGTGATCACGGTCGTGATGACGAATACTAACATTGCCATCACGACTGGTAATCCAGTTGCGTCTATATGCTTCGACTAATGTGTCGCATATAGTTTCTAACATTACAGAGTCTCGCCACCAACTGTGCGGTTACAAGCACATAGTTCGCCAGTTTGTAACGCATCTAATACACGAAGTGTTTCTTCTGGGCTACGACCCACGTTCAAGTTGTTGACAGTAACGTGTTGGATAACGTTGTCTGGATCAACGATGAATGTAGCACGTAATGCCGCCCCTGCTGGAGCATAGAACACGCCTAGCTGTGCAATCAAACTCAAGTTGTCGCCAGTTTCTGGATTGTAACGCTGTGTGTCAGCAAACTGGTTGTGTGTGATCTTGATCAAGTCACTGTGGCTCTTTTGCCATGCTACTTTACAAAACTCATTGTCTGTGCTTCCTGTGAGCAATACTGCATCACGGTCAGCAAAGTCACTTGCTAGTTTGTCATAGGCTACAATCTCTGTAGGACAAACGAATGTAAAGTCCTTTGGGTAGTAAACAATTATTTTCCACTTGCCTTCAAATGACTTTTCTGTAATGTCAAAGAAAGCATCTTCTGGCTGTCCTGGTTTAACACCTGTAACCACAAACGGTTCTAACTTATCACCAACTGTTTTCATTTATATCTCCTATTAAAAAATGATCATAGTGTTTCTACTATGTGTATATTGTAATAGTATATAGTAATGAAGTCAATGAAAAATTAAGTTTTTTCTATTGTTTGTGTTAATGTTGGCAATACAGATTTCCTATAGCCCTCAGTGTATATTCTGGGATAAGGCGGTTCGGGAACCCATACTGGGCTAGCAAGTGAATCATCCAGAGCAAACTCAACAGGTGGCGGGACTGGAAAGCTGTTGACAAACTCTCGAATGCAAGTGTATGATGGTGGATTATACGGAAACCTATTGGCAGTAACAAACAATAATTCTAAATTATGTTTGTCATTGTGCATCATGATGGTATTAGTTTTGGGAGATAAGGAACTGCCCTTGGACCGTAACGGGTCTGGAACAGGAGACGAGCCTCTTGGGCTGTTTGAGCACCAACACGGTCTTTAAATTCCTTACCGTCTGGTGTGCGTATGGTTGCTTCAAAAAGTTTCATACGACTATTTAGTGGCCGGCCCTGAGAGGATCGAACTCCCATCTAGTGGTTCGAAGCCACCTATTCTATCCATTGAACTAAAGGCCGTTGTTTGCTAAGTAAAATATGACTGAACTATTATATACACTGATTGCAACACATATTACTATTGTTGCGGTTACACTTTTTCTGCACAGAAGCCAAGCACATCGAGGTGTGCAGTTTCATCCTGTGGTGGCACATTTCTTTAGATTTTGGCTGTGGCTCACAACAGGCATGGTTACCAAACAATGGGTAGCTGTACATCGCAAGCATCACAGATTCACCGAGCAAGAAGGTGACCCACATAGTCCCCATGTTTATGGAATTGGGCGTGTATTCTTTCGAGGAGCAGGATTATATCATGAAGCATCAAAAGATAAAGTCATGGTTGACTCATACGGTGTTGGCACTCCTGCTGATTGGCTGGAGCACAACGTATACACTCCTCACTCCAGACTTGGCATTGGCATTCTCTTTGTGTTCAATACGCTAGTGTTTGGATGGTGGGGAATTTTAATCTGGGCAATACAAATGCTGTGGATTCCATTCTGGGCTGCAGGTGTTGTTAATGGTATTGGACATTGGTGGGGATATAGAAATGGCGAAACTAAAGATCACAGTAGAAACATTGTTCCTTGGGATATTATTGTTGGTGGGGAATGCCTGCATAATAACCATCATTTGGATCCTGCTAACCCTCGACTGAGCCGTCGCTGGTTTGAGTTTGATGCAGGCTGGATGTACATTCGCTTGCTTAGTGCCATGCGCCTGGCCACTGTCAAATAACTGGTGCTCTTAATCAGATTCGAACTGATGACCTCTCCCTTACCAAGGGAGTGCTCTACCACTAGAGCTATAAGAGCAATGAAATAAAGAAAGCACTACCTGGTGTTTAAGGGTACAGAACATCCTTTCGGGTAGCTCTCATCCCTCCAGCACATGAGTCAACTGTGACTAGCAGTCTCGTGCTTTTTAAACGTCAGCGGCTCTGGATATAGTAATTGTCCCTGGTAGTTGGGCCCATCGTCAATGAGTTTTTGACACGCTTTCTTTAATCAACTTGGAGCAGGATACCAGAATCGAACTGGTGACTGGACCTTGGCAAGGTTCTATTTTACCCCTAAACTAATCCTGCAATTTTTTACTTATTACGCTGCTCGTAGACTTTTAAATCTATCTGCCGCGTATGATGCTGCAAATGCTTCTGGCTTCACAAACGGAATCACATTGCATGTTCCTTTGATGTAGCCCACAGCTTGTGAGATCACACAGCTTGATCCGTGCATTTCGTTTGGATTGATGTCCAAGTGAACTTCAACTTGACGCCCTTCTAGCACATCGGCCAGTTTCAAATACAATTCTGAAACCTTGTACACTTCTGTCATGAGTCGCATAGCAGGCTTGCCTGGCTTTTGATCCCAAACACGCTCACGGTGTACTTCACCAAACAGTTTGCAACCATTGTTGCCGTTGATGTGAACCACAATGGCCAACACATAGTCAGCCCACCAGGCACCGTCAATCTTGATACGTTCAGAGTCACAGCCAAGATAAATTTTTGTTTCAGGAGTTTGGGCCTGGATAAATTCTGCTACTTGATTGATATCTAGTTTTTTCATCATTGTCTTTCTATTTAACTCGGGCACTGTTACAGTTTTATTATGGTACCCCTACTCAGATTCGAACTGAGAACATATACTCCCTTTTGAGGAGAGTGACTTTACCAATTTGTCCATAGGGGCACAGCGTTTGAAATTTGGTGCCCCAGAGGAGACTCGAACTCCTAAAATTTGGCTTCTAAGACCAACACGTATACCAATTCCGTCACCGGGGCAAAAACTAACTTGGTACCAAGAGACGGGATCGAACCGCCCACACCCGGATTTTCAATCCGGTGCTCTACCTACTGAGCTATCTTGGCAATATTTGGTACCTGGTCACGGTTTCGAACCGCGGACCCTCTCCGTGTAAAGGAGACGCTCTACCCCTGAGCTAACCAGGCAAACTATTTTGGCGGAAGACGGAGGAGTCGAACCCCATCCCATTTCTGAGAACCTGGTTTTCAAGGCCAGTCGCGGCACCAACGCCACTGCATCATCTTCCATATATGGTCTCCAGTGTGGGATTCGAACTCACATTATTCCTCGTCCCAAACGAGGTGCCATAACCAGGTTAGGCGAACCGGAGAGTAAACTTATTTTAACTTGGGATCAATTGACTTATCAACTTCGTGCGGTTCTGCAAACCTAGGAGTTGGGTGATCCCAATATGCTGGAAAGATCTTCCAGCCAAAATTCTTCCAGTACCGGTGAATGATGTTGTTGATTACAACAACACCGGCCACAAGCACAATTAACCCTGACATTGTTAAAACACTGCCAGCCAAGAAAACGGCTGCTTGATCCATATCCATATTTCTAAATCCTTGTGGAGCGGGGTAGGAGAATCGAACTCCTCGCTTTAGCTTGGAAGGCTAAGGTATTACCACTATACGAACCCCGCGTTGTAATTTACTTATTATACAACATCCTAGTGATGTTGTAAAGACTGTTTGGTGGATGTAAGTAGAATCGAACTACCACTTGACTCCGTATGAAGGAGGCGCACTACCGTTATGCTATACATCCATAAATATCTGTGTGAGAACATACGAAAATTTTACGCCACAAGGCTTGCATTTTCACTTGTCACTAAGTGACACAGGTGTATGTTGCATTATTGTCCACGACATCTACGACTGTGAACTGCAAATGCGATACTTCACTAATATCAACAAAGCACTACGCTTCATCAATAATCTTTAACTGGGGTGTCGTATGAGGATCGAACTCATGATAGCGGAATCACAACCCGCGGTTTTACCACTAAACTAACGTCACCATATAGAAACACACTGGCTTGCAAGACTCCTACTAACCTTTCGATAGATGTCGCAGTTAGTATTCAATGTGTTTTTATATGGTAGGGGCGCCGGGATTCGAACCCGAAATTGGCAGATTAAAAGTCTGCTGTGATACCGTTTCACCACACCCCCGTTATCTTGTCACTCTTGTCACTTTTCATAACAGACTCTCCTTTTTAAAATAAGTACTTCAATGAACAAATATTGTCCCAAACCTTTTATTAGTATTCACATGAATACGGACCTAACAGTTAGACCTTGTTGTCAGTATATTAGCAATACCCAATACAGATCGGTAGATGACTACTTGCAATCATCTGAATTGGCAGCCTTGCAACATCATCTGCTTACTCAGTCATCGTTACCGCTTGGTTGTATTGGATGCAAGATGGAAGAAGATAATAACTTGCCTAGTCTTCGAAGCAAGTATGTTGTTGAAGTGCTTGAACATCAAAACAAAACTAAGATTACAGATCTAGAAATTTTTCCAGGTAATGCTTGCAATCTCAGTTGCCTATCATGCACTCCAGAGCATAGTACCACACTAAGTCAAGAATATGCCAAACTTGGATGGATCAAGCAACCAAAAACAATCAATCATGAAATTCGTGCGCTTAATAACATCAAAAATTTACCTGATCTTAAATCAATAGGTTTTATTGGCGGCGAATTTTTTGTAACCAAACACAATATTGAATTGCTCGATGCGGTTATTGAAAAAAATCTTAAAACACGAATTATTACCAATGCCACTCAACTAACCAAAAAACATCTTGAGCGGTTACAAAAAATATCTGACCTTGATGTGATGGTTAGTGTAGACGGTACTGGGCCAACATTTGAATTTTTACGCTATCCGGCACAATGGTCAGTTGTGCAATCAAACATTGTTGCACTACAACAGGCATTGCCCGGAGCAAAGATACATTTGTCGGCAGTATTGCAGTTTTTAAACTTGCAAAACATCAATGAACTTTTTGAATATGCCAATGTCCGTCAACTGCCAATTACTGTAATACCTTTGTTTCAGCCAAACTGGTTACGATTTGAAGTACTCACCACAGACGAACAGCAACAGTTGATCAACGTTATAAACCAACAACTAACGGTTGCAAAACTTACCAAAACACAAAAAAAGTTAATATCCGACACATGCTGTATGATAGAAACAGTGCAACACTCACCTGGTCACCGAGCACAGTTTGTGTCTCGACTGAGCCAACTGATTCGACTACGTAACATCCCACAGTCCACAATCAATTCAGTGTTTGGTGTGTTAGAAAATTTAGCTCAGGAAGTCTGGCAAAAAGAAAAAAAGCCAGGGACTTAACTCGTCAAGGGAGAGTATGGCTATGAGTTGGTATCACCTGAGAGATTCGAACTCCCCGCCCCTGCGTTCGTAGCACAGTGCTCTATCCAAATGAGCTAAGGTGATAGAAGAACCCTGAAGCAGTTCTCAAAGGCAACTGAACAGGGCCGTGTTGTGTATGGTGCCCCATGAGAGAATCGAACTCCCGTAGCCGGATTACAAAACCGGTGTAATGCCATTATACTAATGGGGCAAATTGTTGGCGGTGCGACTGAGACTCGAACTCAGAACCCGGATTACGCCGAGCGACAGATTAGCAATCTGCTCTAATACCATTATAGGACCGCACCTCAAATTTGGCTCCCCAGCGTGGGATCGAACCACGGACACCTTGATTAACAGTCAAGTGCAACTACCGCTGTGCTACTAGGGAATAATCTACTTAGCAGGCACTCTGGCCCGCTACAAAAAATGGTGCCGCCACCTGGATTCGAACCAGGGACCTACGCCTTATCAAGGCGGTGCTCTACCACTGAGCTATAGCGGCATATACTGGCACGGGTACTAGGGCTCGAACCTAGAATGACAGAGTCAAAGTCTGTAGTGTTACCATTACACTATACCCGAACAAATGCTTGGCGTACCGCCAGGGACTCGAACCCCGAACCGCTGGTTTTGGAGACCAGAACTCTGCCAATTGAGCTAGCGATACATATTTGGTGGAGGATAAGAGAATCGAACTCTTTTGACCTACGTGCAAGGCAGGCATAATACCCAGTATATGAATCCCCCTAATTTCTAACACACTCTTGCGAATGTGTGTATTAAAACAGACTGTATGCTTAGGGAATAACATTCCTGTTAAGCGACCGGCAACGGATACGCAATCTGTTTTAATACGCTCGGTTTTTTCACACACTACAAGAAGTGCTTCTCATCCCCGAGGACGCCCTCATTTGCAATTTTAAAGTGTTGCCGGCTCGCGTTGCCTTACACTCAATAAAAAACCCTGGGTGTTTAGTCCAGGGTCTTGTTGAATTTGTTTAGTTACTTTTTATGCGTAACCTGCACCTTCAATAGACCCCGACTGCCCTGGAATACTATTCACGCGACCAGAGGCGTGTGACCAGGTAAATGTTGCCTGGAGCATCGCGGGTTTGATCGATAGTGAACGGAATGTTGTTTTCATCATAAGTCCTATTGTACAGTATTTAGTAATTGTTGTCAACCACTAAATGATTTTTCTTTCAAAGTTATTTATACCTTGCGGCTAAAATTGGTTGCGGGAGAAGGATTCGAACCTCCGTCCTCCAGGTTATGAGCCTGATAGTCTGACCACTGACGTATCCCGCGATAAGTTTATTTATCTGGAGCACCGAGCTGGATTCAAACCAGCGGTTTTAGGGATTTGCAATCCCTTGCATTGGATCACTCTGCCATCGGTGCATAACCTTATATAAAAACACATTCGTTTCCAGCTTTCGGTAAGCATGCCTGCTCTTTAGGACAGCACCTGCGTCCAGTTGCTGGTATCCCGACCGTGAATGTGTTTTTATATAAAGTGGCGGACTGAGAATACATCCTAACCCAGTAACACCTCGGACATTATTACAAACCTTGCGAGTCTGCTTTCTTCCGACTTCCACTGCAACCATATTGCTATGTATCACAGTCTGTTACCAGTATCGCCGTTTTTAAAGACAGGCAGTAGTCTTGTCATCACATGCTACTCTACACCATCTATCCCGTTGACCTTTAGAGCCATTCACTGTCGCTAAACAGTTACGAAACTTCCAGTATAAACAGATTTCACCTTGCGAGTTACGTCTGACTGTATTGCCTTGCGGCTACAGCATTAGATACTTTTCACACATGACCGAGTCAGTCTTTGCATTTTATTAGATAGTGGGATTTGAACCCACCGCCTATTCCTTAACAGGGAATCGTTCTACCAATGAACTATATCAACCTACTGCGATGTGCTGACTCAGTTGCTGCATACTCTTTTGGAATACACAATACAACACACCACGTTCCTTTTGTCTTGCGAACTACTCAGACGTCTTTTGCGATCAGTGTCGGGTCTCGGCTTTCGCGTACCTCCACCAACCACTCAAACTGCATACGAGCCCTAGGGTGCAACCCCTCGGACAAATACACTACCCTTTCTCATACCAATTAACTGGACTGGTTTTGTTGTGAAGTCAGCACCACCTGTTACTTTCCATCTACCCAAGTTCCCCTTGCGGGCTTGTCGGCAAACGTTCTTTCCACAACATCCAGCGTCATTGTTACCTCCACCGGTCTTATCAGTGAAGGGATCCTCGCGGATCTGAGCAGGCTTGTTTACATGAACCATTGCTGGCGGAGTTGCGTAGGCTTACCTCCTTTGGGCTGATCACTCAGCTTATTCTTCGCAACGCTGGGCGAACCATACGCTACAGGACAATAAACTGCCCTAAGTATCTATTATAAGACAAACATCTTTGTCTGTCAAACTGTTTTGGATAAACTTGCAATTAGTCTATCCAAACTAGTTTGGTACCAGCGGAGAGGATCGAACTCTCTCAAGAACGCTAATCTGGCGCTAAAAGGTCTATAAGGCCTCTCTGACTACCAAGTCTCGCTGGCATGTTGAATTTGTAAGTTGTTCCACCATAATTATTGGAACCATTCACCTGTGTAACTAGCTCGCGAGCAGGACTCAGTACGTCACTTGGGATACTAGTCCAGTACAGTCTCCGTTACAGACCTCCGCAGTTCCCCGCGGGTGGGAGTTGAACCCATTAACCTTCTACTATATCAGTCCTTCGAAGAAACTTTTATAGCATGACATTCTCTTGCTGACACTTACAAAACTTGGCGGTCCCAGGGGGTAACGATCCCCCTCCTCAGCAGTGACAGTGCTGTGTGCGTCCATGAACACCTTGAGACCAATTTTTATAGTTAAGCACCGAGAATGCCAATTTATGCGTCCTCCGCTAAGAGTGCAAAAGCCGATGCAGTTATATTAGGATCAGTCGCCGGCCGCTGTGACCCGAATAGTGTGGGCGTCCCAACACGATACCTTATCGGTGCTTAACTATAAAAACAAAAATGCTCTGCATCCCCCGGCGGTAATTGTACCATAGTTACTTGCGTACCCAAGGCTTCCACCCGCTTCCCGACAGGGACCGTTATCGCATTGCTAGCGGCCTTTGGGTTCAAAGACTACCACCCGTAGCTGTCACGCTACTTCTCATCCTGCGGGTCACAGTATCCGGAGACACCCGGAACGTTCTTGGTGGAGATGGATGGATTCGAACCACCGCGCTTTTTACAGAACAGATTTACAGTCTGCCGCCTTCAGCCACTCGGCCACATCTCCAAAAAAGGGAGAGCTACGGTTGCAGGACCTAGTGCCTCTTGCGAGGGAAGTATCCAGGCGGTATAGCTCTCAAACTGGTAGGACCGACCGGAATCGAACCGGTACACCTTTCAGCGAGAGATTTTAAGTCTCTTGTGTCTACCTATTTCACCACGGTCCCAATAAACTTGGAAGAGCTACGGGGAATCGAACCCCGCTTGCCTGGATGAAAACCAGATGTCCTAACCGATAGACGATAGCTCCATAGTTCA